CCATGTCTATCACTCCAATTACCCCCGACACATCTGGTCAGGGGCAAGGTTGCACATGGGTCATTTCTCAGTGACAATTCTGACCTCTACCGGGTCAGTTTTGAGTGACATTCAACACCCCGGGCCTGGGTTGCGATACCGCGCAGCCTTCAGCGTTGCCTACGGCGGCGGATTGCGGGCCAGTGAGGTCACACATCTCAAGATCGGCGACATCGACAGCGACCGGATGCTGATCCGGGTGGATCAGGGCAAGGGCGGCAAGGACCGCCATGTGATGCTGTCGCCGAGCCTGCTTGTGCTGCTGCGCGATTATTACCGCGAAGCCCGGCCGGCGGGCTGGTTGTTCCCGGGCCAAAACCGGGTCGATCCGATCTCGACGCGGCAGTTCAATCGGGCGTTCGGAGTGGCTTGCGACTTTGCCGAGATCAAGAAACAGGTGTCGCCACACACTTTGCGGCACAGCTTTGCCACCCATCTGCTCGAAGGCGGGACCGACATCCGGGTGATCCAGGTGCTGCTGGGCCATGCCAAGCTGGAAACAACGACAATTTATACCAAGGTGGCGACCAAGACGATCCGGGATGTGACCAGCCCGCTCGATCTGCTGGTGCGGCGGAAAGCTGGGTCCGGCTGACCCGGGTCTCATGCCTCGTCCCAGACTGGAGGTCGCGGATATCTTCCGCGCCCATGGACCTGCTTACCGTCTTGACCATGCCGGACACCTGAACCTTCCACAGTTGAAGGTCATGTCCGCGATCGAGAACTGCCGGACCGCTGCACTTGGCGGGCATGTCGCTGCCTGCACAAAGTGCGATCATCAGCACATCGCATACAACACCTGCCGCAATCGGCACTGCCCGAAGTGCCAGGGAGCAACCGCAAAAGACTGGATGCAGGCGCGTATGGAAGACCTTCTGCCGGTCGAATACTTCCATGTGGTGTTCACGCTGCCGGCCCAGATCGCGGACATTGCCTTCCAGAACAAGGCGGAGGTCTATGGTCTGCTGTTCAAGGCCTCGGCCCAGACTCTGCTGACCATTGCGGCCGATCCAAAGCACCTTGGTGCGCGGATCGGCATGACATCGGTGCTGCATACGTGGGGGTCGGCGATGACGCACCATCCGCATGTGCATGTCATCGTGCCGGGTGGCGGGCTGTCCCCGGACGGGTCCCGATGGGTCGCCTGTCGCCCAGGATTCTTCCTGCCGGTGAAGGTCCTGTCGCGGCTGTTCTGGCGTTTGTTCCTCGAAGGGCTCACCAGATTGCACCAGACGGGCAAGCTGGCCTTCTTCGGGGAACTGGCCGGACTCGCCGATCCCGATGTCTTCGCCTCCCATCTCGCGCCACTGCGCAAAGCCAGCTGGGTTGTTTATGCCAAGCCACCCTTCGGCGGACCGGAGGCGGTGCTGGCCTATCTGAGCCGCTACACACACCGCGTCGCGATCTCGAACCACCGCCTCGTGAGTGCTGATGCCGACACCGTGGCCTTCCGCTGGAAAGACTACCGCATCAAGCGCGGCGACCGCATGAAGACCATGCGTCTGCCCACGGATGAGTTCATTCGCCGTTTCCTGATCCACGTCCTGCCGTCAGGCTTCCACCGCATCCGCCACACCGGCTTCCTCGCAAACGGCATCCGGCGCGACAGGATCGCAAAGATCAGGTCCTTATTGGAGGCTGAAGCAGACGCCATTCCGAAAGCCAGTAAGGATCAAGGTGTCGATACCGACGAACGAGACCAGTCCCAGCCGTGCCCCAGATGCGGTGGCGTAATGATCATCATCGAGACCTTCATGCGCGGCCAAACACCCAAGTCCCGCGCACCGCCATGGGAGGATGCCGCATGATACGACTAGCAAATCTGGCCCTTCATTACGCGGACGCCGGCCCCATCGGTGCGACCATCCCGCCAAAACCTGCGCTACAACAGGCCATTGGCGGCAAAACGGGATATCAATCAGCCAAATCGGGCTGGGAAAATCGACATATCTGCGCTGCTTGTCATCACACAGTCGATAGTTCTGCACGTCGATCACCGCAGCCGTAGTACACAACCCCCATAGCACCGAAATCCGCCCGCGCTTTCCTCCTTGTCTGAGGTTTGTCGCCGCTGCATCTCGCGATGACAGCAGCCACAAACCTCAGACAAAGCAGACCGATGCGGGTGTAGCAAAATGTGCCGCGGCAGATCAGTTGATGCGGTGCCCCCCTAGGAGCGGCGCAGCATATCTTGGTGGAAAGCGGTCGTTCATTGCAGCTTGGCAGGAAGAGGTCGAAACCGGTGGTTCGCTGTACATACGCCCCACTTCCTACATGCGAAGAAAGAAGGCTTTTGCCGTAAGTGACCTATTTCACAGACTCAGGTCCGTCTTTCTTCTATGTGTAAAAGGGTGTTGATCGAAAATCTTTTATTTAGGGGATTGAATATGACGAAGCTCAAAACACTGGACGGAGGTTCCATAACCATCGACTCAGAGGCCGTCGCGGGCCTCGATGCAGCACTGCGGGGTGGCGTGTCCGAACCGGGAGCGCCGGGCTACAACGATGCCCGCATCATCTGGAACGCGATGGTGGATCGCAACCCAGGGCTGGTCCTTCATGCCAAGGGTGCCAGCGATGTTCAGCGGGCTGTTGCCTTTGCGCGCGACAATAACCTGATGATGTCTATACGTTCTGGCGGACACCAGATTGCCGGGCACGCAGTGGTGGACGGGGCGCTGTTACTGGACCTTTCTGCTATGACCTCGGTCAGTGTCGACCCGGTTGCCAAAGCCGCGCGGGTTGAACCGGGCGCACTGTTGTCTGACGTGGACAAGGAAACGCAGGCACACGCGCTCGTTGTTCCAACAGGTATCAACTCAACAACCGGGATTGCCGGTCTGACGCTTGGGGGGGGCTTTGGTTGGACAACGCGCAAGTTCGGCATGACAATCGATAACCTGCTGTCAGCCGAGGTGGTCACTGCCGATGGAGAAATCCGCATCTGCGACGCCAGTCAAAATGAAGATCTCTATTGGGCGCTGCGAGGGGGCGGCGGTAACTTTGGTGTTGTGACAGCCTTCAATTTTCGGCTGCATTCGCTTGGCCCAGAGGTTATGTCCGGGCTGATCGTGCACCCGATCTCAGAAGCCCCAGCGCTGCTGCGCGACTTGACGTCAATCGTGGACACAGCAGATGATGCGCTGACGGTCTGGACGGTCATGCGCAAAGCGCCGCCGTTGCCCTTCTTGCCCGAAGAGTGGCATGGCAAAGAGGTCTTGATTTTTGCGGCCTGTTACGCTGGGGACATGGCTGAGGGCGAAAAGGCCATGGCAGGCCTGCGTGCTCTTGGGGACCCAATCGTTGACGTTATCAGCCCACACCCCTTTGTCGGCTGGCAGGCAGCTTTTGACCCTCTGCTGACTCCCGGTGAACGTAATTATTGGAAAAGTCATGACTTCGAGGGTCTGCCGGATGAGGCGATCAGCACACTTGTCGATGCAATCGGCAATCTGCCTGACCCGCAGTCAGAGGTGTTCATCGCGCATGTTGGCGGTGCGATGGCGCGCGTCCCGGTTGGCGAAACCGCCTATCCTGAACGTTCGGCTCACTTCATCATGAATGTCCACACGCGCTGGAGCACAGCGGACAAAGACGACGCCTGCATCGGTTGGGCACGCGATCTGTTTGACGATATGAAGCCCTACTCGACCGGAAGTGCTTATGTGAACTTCATGCCTGAAGATGAGGTGGATCGGGTCGAAAACGTCTATGGCGCGAACATGCAAAGACTTTCGGAGGTCAAGGCCAGATACGATCCGAACAATTTCTTCCGCTGCAATCACAACATTCTTCCGGCGGAAACTCCCGCCGCTGCGGAATAGGTATTGATATAGAATTGCGCGAAGTCTGCACTCGAAAATTCCCTGCCCCTCTTATTTTGGAGTGGGGCGGGGATACCAAGCGGCGTTTCTTGTCCGTTTTCCAAGGTAACTGTCACGATGGGCCTCTCAACCAATTTTCCGCTCAAGATGTTTGACTTGGAATCGGCGACAAAGAAGCCGGTGCACGCGGGTTAACTTGATTGCTACTGCGTAAAGAAGCATGCTGTTTCGCATGGGTTCGGAAATCGAAAAATGGCTGATGGCTCTGGGCATGGAGCAGTACGTTGATGCGTTCCGCCAGAACGATGTCGACGACCGGGTGCTTCCGCTTTTGACCAGCGAAGACTTGAAAGAGCTGGGCGTAAGCTTTGGACACAGAAAGCTTATTCTGGCTGCAATCCAAGACCTGTCAAAGGGTCCGGACGATGCTGAACCGAACGCGGATGTTTCGGGCATTTTAGCCGATGCGAACACTCCCCAGCCTTCGCCGGGGGCAGAGGTGCCAAATACAGGCATCGCGCCCCCCAAGAAGCCGAACACTGTTGCCGCTGCCGAACGGCGACACCTGACAGTTTTGTTTGCAGATCTTGTCGGCTCGACAGAATTGACCAACCGCTTTGACCCCGAAGATATGCGCGTCCTGCTGCAACACTATCAGGACGCAGTTGCAGGAGCGGTCAGCCGATACGGGGGATATGTCGCGAAGTATTTGGGTGATGGTTTGCTGGTCTTTTTCGGATGGCCCCGTGCCTACGAAGATCATGCCGTGCGCGCCATCAAAGCTGGGTTAGATGCTGTGCAACGCGTTAATGAACAGCAGACACCAGATGGCAAACCGCTGTCGGTCCGAGTGGGTATTGCCAGCGGTGAGGTTGTCGTTGGGGATACAGTTGGTGAGAACACCTACGAAGAAGGCGCGATGACGGGCCCCATCCTGAACCTTGCGGCGCGCATACAAGAGCATGCACCGCCCAACACCATTGTGCTGCCAGAGGAGGGAACAGAAGCTTCGCTGCAGCGAATTTTCGAGTTTGCGTCACTGGGACAGGTGTCATTGAAGGGATTTGAGGCACCATGCACACTGTTGCAGGTTATCGCAGAACGCAGTGCTGAAAGCCGGTTTCGCGCCGCACATAACGAAGACCCGACTAACGTACTGGTGGGACGCAAGCTCGAAAAGGGAATTCTCAGGCAAGCGTGGCAGCGCGCGCAGAGCGGCAAAGGCGAAGTCGTCTTGCTGAGCGGCGAAGCTGGCATCGGAAAATCCCGCCTGACCGAAGAATTTCTGACCGACAATGAAGTTGCGGGTAGCGCGGATGTCATCAGGTTGAATTGCTCTCCGTACCTGACAAGTAGCCCGTTTCACCCAGTGACCGAGCGTATTTCGCAAGACGCAGGCGTTGTACCTGGTTTTGACGACAACCGCATCTTGGAACATCTGCGCGCAATGTTGGAAGCAAGGCCGGCGCTCGATTGGCAGCAGGTTCTTCCTGTTTTTGCAACACTCGTTGCACCGCGCAGCACTGTTGCACAGGAAATTCTTGCGATGTCGCCGAAAGAACAGCGCGACATCACCATCCAGACGCTGATCAATACTGTAAAAGTCCGGGCAAGCGTCCGCCCTGTGATCCTATTTGTGGAAGATGCGCATTGGATCGACCCTTCGACCAACGCGCTTCTCGACCGTTTCAAGGATATCTGCGCCGACCTGCCTTTGATGGTTCTGATATCTCACAGACCCGAGTGGTCCTTGGACCAGTCTGAAGGCGATGCACATGTTCAAACCCTGCAATTGCGTCGGTTCGACTTCGATCATGTTGCCGATTTGGTCCGAAACATTTCGGGGCAGGAGCCAGACAAAAATCTGATCGAGATGATCATCGAAAAGACCGACGGCGTGCCGCTGTTTGTCGAAGAACTGACTCGCGCCATCCGGACATCAGGCGGTCATGACAAGATCAAGGTTCCTTCCTCCTTGAAGGGGACGCTGATGGCGCGCCTTGATGCGGTTTCACAAGATGCAAAACAAGTCGCTCTGGCAGGGGCGGTGATTGGCCGGGAGTTCGATCCGACGTTGTTGACTGAATCGATGGCTGGAAGCCAGGTCGATGTAACAGCCTGTCTCGAAGAACTGCGCAAGTCGGGTCTGATCTTCGAAAGCGGCCATAGCAGAGGCAACTATGTCTTCCGCCATGCTCTTATCCGCGATACCGCCTATCAATCGATGCTGGCATCGACGCGCCGCGAGCAGCACGCGCGCGTTGCACACGCCTTGGCTAGTCTTAGGTCCGCAGAGGTGGAACGACAACCTGAACTTGTCGCCCGCCACCTGACAGAGGCCGAAGACTGGTCGGCCGCTTTTGAGCGATGGCGGTCCGCGACCGAATTGGCTCTGGCCCGTTCGGCAAGTCACGAAGCGGTGGCAAATGCGAAAGAAGCCTTGGAAGCGGCAAACCATCTGGGTGATGACAGTACAGTTGAAGTGATCTCAGCCAAAATCCTGGTTGGGCGCAGCTACGACAGTGTCGGACGTCTTCCGGATTGCATCGAAATACTCGAGGAGGTTTGGAACACTTCGAGAAGGGTTGGAAACGCCGAACTTGCAGCGGATGCCGCAAACCACTTCGCCGATAGTGCTATGATGGCCAGTGACTGGCACGAAAAGGCAATCGGATTTTGTCTTCAAGCCTTGAAAGACTTGCCAGAGCAAGACGAAAGACGTCGTTGCGGGCTTATGAGTCAGCTTGCACGGGCCTATATGTTCACGGGGCAGTTCGAAGAAAGCCGTACGTTCAGCCGTGAGGCCATGGAACTTGCCGAAAAGTTGGGGGACTCCAAGGCACAGTTCTCTGTGATGATGTCACGTTTTGGAGCGCCTTTCGTGGCGCGCAGCAAAGACGATGTGCGGAACTGGCGAGAAAATCTTGAAGCCATGCACCGTGTTGCGGAGAAGCTTGGCAACATTGATCAGGGTCGGGACCGGACTCTAAGTCTGTTTGTTGGCGCTGAAATGGCGGATCGCCAGCTTATGAATCATTCCCTTGATCTCTTGACCGAGATTTCCGAAAAGGACCAGCACCTGCAACTCTATTGGGTGCAAACGCACGCGCGCGCAATGGTTGCCATTTTGAACGGGAATTTCGAGCGTGCCGAGCAATACGCAAACGAAGCTGTGAAAATCGGCCGTCACACGCATGGAGAACATGTCGAAGGCGTTTACGGCGTTCAGATGTTCACAATTCGGCGTGAGCAATGCCGTTTGCAGGAAGTTGCTCCGGTCATTAAGCGCCTCATGTCAGAGAGCCCCGAAGACACAACTTGGAAGCCCGGTTTTGGATTGATTGCCGCCGAGTTGGGATACAAGGATGCCGCGGAACGCATTCTGAAGGAGCTGGCAGAAACCGGTTTCGAACTACCGCACGACGCCATGTATTCCACAACACTCTCCTATCTCGCCGACATTTGTGTGGCAGTGGAACACTTGGAGCACGCAAAGACCATTTACGATATGCTCTTGCCTTACGAACGTATGACCATAACCGCCGGTGCGACGACTGTTTGTGCTGGATCTGCTGCGCGGAGGCTCGGTGCTTTGGCGGCATTGATGGGTGATTGGGATGCATCCAATGACATGTTTGAAACAGCCATCGAAATCGACACCGGCATGGATGCCCCGCCGTGGATCGCGCATAGTAAAGCCGCTTTTGCAGCGGGTCTGCGACGGCGCGGCAGAAAACAGGACCAAGAGCGTGCATTTCATCTGGAAGCGGAAGCGTTGGCAACGGCCCAGAAACTGGGTATGCTTGCTCTTAAGCTGAAGCTTGAAGGTCAAGCCGCCTAACTCCGGATAGCTCGCGCAGGAGAGAGTAATGCCAAGGTACATTATCGAGAGAAATTTTGCTGAAAAGCTAGAAATCGACGACGAAGCGAAAAAGAACATCAAACAGATCAACGACACCGAGGGCGTAGAGTGGATCTTTTCTTTTCTCAGCGCGGACAAGCGGAAAACCTACTGCCTGTATGAAGCCCCTGACGAGGACAGCCTGCGAAGGGCAGCGGAACGCCTGAACATTCCTGCTGACGTGATCACCCCTGTGGATCGCATAGATCCAGGCATTTTTGCCTGACTGAAAGTTTTGACAATCCGCTGCGATGCCAGAGTCAACTCGTGACGCATTGTCGGCTGCGCTAGGTTTTAGATCACTCGGCTTGCTGTTTTGATGCATTTGTCGTAGCGAAAAGAATCCTTGCTGGCGGATATTTGTGGTAGCGACACTGGAGTTTTCCCCTGAAATAGGTCAACCAATCCCGATATTGCTATTTCGCATCTCGGTCGTCGCCTCCAAGTCTGCGGTATTCCTAGAAGGAATGACTGCTTTCATTGCCGCGCCACAGCACAGCTCTCGGACTAGCCAGGATGGTTCGTTTGCTGCAATGGCGAAGTAGGCGATTTAAATCCGACCGGTATGGGCTCTAGCACTAAATCGCTCCGCGATAGGGCGCATTTTGTTGGTGTTTCGCTGAGCTGGGATTTGTTTCGCGTATTGTGATGTTGGGTGTGTGCTGTTGATCGAGGTGATTTTGCCTCGATTGACAGAGGACATTCCGATGAACATTCAGCAATCGACACCAATGACACCCCTTCGTGCCCGCATGATTGCGGATATGTCAGGGCGCAATCTCGGCCCTGCATCCCAGACCAGTCACCTGCGCGCTTGTAAGCGGTTTGCGGCATGGCTCGGTCGCTCGCCAGAGACGGCGACGCCGGATGATGTGAAGTATTTCCAGCATCATCTGGTGGAGAGCGGGACGAGCATCTGCACGCGCAACCAGACCATGACTGGCGTCAAGTTTCTGTTCCGCGTGACCCTGCGGCGGCATGATTTGGTGCCCATGTTGCGGCGGACAGTTGATCATCGTCGAGACAATAGCACCAACACAGCACTCCAGAGCACCGCCAAAACGACAAAGAGCCGCAGCATGACGCGCGCGCCACACATTACGAACAACACCCTCAGCCGCAGGCGGCGTCACCTGCGAACCCATCATCATGCGCGGATCCAGTTGTCGACGCGGCAAGCGTTGATGACGCTAACAAAATTCCGCGCAAATCGCGCAAATGCTGACAAGCCCAACCCCGCGATTAGCCCGACGGGGATCGCTCAACGGGTCTCGCAGATCAGGGTCAAAGCACCCGCTCAACGCCAATCCCCATAGCAGCAAACGGCACACCAAGCCCAACCCCGCGATTTCCCGCTTGAGCGCTTCTCCGACGCCAGGCGACGATCCGCGCCACGCAAACGCAGCGCACGGCGTCCGAGAAACCTACATCACAGCCCGAATTCGCTGCACATCGTACAAAGGTCCGCTGTCGAGAAACGTCCATGAGTTTGCAAATCCCGCTTCCTGCGCACTGCCGACCTTGGTGCCTGCTGCAGCATGTGGAGCGTTGAACCTGAGCCGTGAACGGCCGCTTTCATGTCTTTGACAGGATGCCTTTGCAGATGCAGCGAACTCACACTTTCCGCCCAACGTGTCAAATGCTGCACGCGCGAGGATCGCGGTTGCGAGCGGCAGTTTTGGGCTGCCTCCGGTTCGTCGCTGCGTCATGAACGAGCCACCGATTTGGGGAAGGCGTCGCATCGGCCTAACTTTCAGCAAAGGGTCAGGGTGGTTCCTTCATCTCGCTGATTTGGCACCATCAAAGACCACGTCCGCCTGCTCGTGCCACGGCAACGCTGCGCAATCGCTCAGTTTAAGCTCGGTCACCGCTGTGGCTTCCCGCTTGTAGACCAGCCGCTTGAGCACTTCCGGCGCGAGATAGGCCAGCCTGAGCTGCCGACTGACGTGGCGCTCTGCAAGGTTCACGGCGATGGCGAGATCACGAACGGTTCCGAACTCTCCGGCCTCCATGCGCCGCCGCCAGGACCAAGCCCTACCAATCGCCCGCAGGATATGCGGATCCTGCGTCTGGTCCTCGCTCGGCAGGTAATCAGCGGGCGGCAGGATTTTCGGCCGCCCGTTTTTCTTGCGCACTTTCAGTGGCACGAAGACCTGGATCGTATCAGGCGCGCTCATCACTCAGCCGCCTCAAGCCTTCGCGGCACCATCAGGTCGCGCATAACGCCTGCGATGCCATCGGTGCGTAGGTCAATCACCAGTCCCTCAGCCGTCACGGTAACGCGCCGCACGAGCAGCTGGATGATGCGGGCCTGTTCGGCTGGGAAGAGCTGGGCCCAGAGGTCCGGGAAGCCTTTCAGGGCCGCGATGGTGTCCGCCTCTTCAATGTCTGCCATCTCGTTCTTATCAAGTACCGCTATGACCTGTGCGGTGGTCTCCGGCGTGCGCAGGACCCGGCGGATTTTGGCGACAACAGCAGAATCTACTGTGTCCGCGGGCAAACGTCGCGGGATGCCATCCTCTGGCGTTTCGCGGTTTTTTAACAGGTCCATCGACACATAATAGCGGTACCGCCGCGTACCTTTCTTCGTGCTGGACGGCGTCATCGCTGCACCTGTGGCGGTGAACAGCAGGCCCTTCAACAGGGCAGGTGTCTGCGTGCGGCTGTTATTGGCCCGCTTGCGTGGGCTTTCGCCCAGGATGTCATGCACCTGTTCCCACAGCCGCGTGTCAATGATGGCCTCATGCTCGCCGGGATAGGCCTTGCCCTTGTGCACGGCGAGGCCGCGGTAGACGTGGTTGTTGAGCAAGCGGTACAGATATCCCTTGTCGATCAGCGTTCCCTGCTTGCTGCGGAACCCGTCACGGCGAAGCTCCCGCGCCAGCACAGTGGCGGAGCCCACCTCGACGAAACGCTCGAACACCCTGCGCACCTTGGCGGCTTCCTCGTCGTTCACCACCAGCTTGCGATCCCGGACATCATAGCCAAGAGGCACGTAGCCGCCCATCCACATGCCTTTCATGCGCGATGCTTTGACCTTGTCGCGAATGCGCTCGGCCGTCACCTCGCGTTCAAACTGGGCGAAGCTCAGCAAAATGTTGAGCGTCAGCCGTCCCATTGACGTGGTGGTGTTGAAGGATTGCGTGACCGAAACAAACGTCACCCCATTGCGGTCGAACACCTCGACCAGCTTGGAAAAGTCCATCAACGACCGTGACAGGCGGTCAATCTTGTAAACCACAACCACGTCGATCAGCCCGTCCTCGATATCGGCAAGCAGTTGCTTCAGGCCGGGGCGTTCCAGCGTGCCGCCGGAGATACCTCCGTCGTCGTATCGATCGCGGACCAGCACCCAGCCTTCGGACCGCTGGCTGGCGATATAGGCTTCGCAGGCCTCACGCTGGGCGTGCAGGCTGTTGAACTCCTGCTCCAGCCCTTCCTCGCTGGATTTGCGGGTATAGATGGCACAGCGCAGGCGGCGGGCCGGTTTGGGGGATACATCCATCATGTCTCACCCCGCTTGCGTTCGCGCAACCCAAAGAAGCGATAGCCGTTCCAGCGGGTGCCGGTGATGGCGCGCGCCACGGCCGACAGCGACTTGTAGCGGCGGCCATCCCATTCGAAGCCGTCCTTCAGAACGGTGACGGTATGGGCAACACCGTCCCATTCGCGAATGAGCCTGGTGCCCACCACCGGATTGCGCGGGTCGGCAATCTGGCTCTTTCGAGTCAGCGTGCCGTCAACCTCGTCGGCCAGCAGGTCCAACATGCGCCGGGTCTCTCGGTCGGGGCCGCCATAGGTCAGTTCCTGGATGCGATAGGCCAGTCGGCTTTCAAGAAAGGTGCGGCTGTTGTTTGGGGCAGGTGCATCGAAAAGCACCTGCCACTCGGCTTTCAGGTCATTCACCGACATGGCCTTCAGGGTGGCCAGGCGGGCGAGGAGGGGTTCGTGTGTCGTCATGCGGATCTCCTCCTGTGAGTTGGACCCGCAGTACCGCTCTGTTTGGGGCGGAAGTGTAGCGAACTATCTCCGCCGTCAGCGGATGTACCCTCGCGTTCGCGTCCGAGCAGCCGGATGAGACCGGCGGCAAGCAGGGCATAGAGCTCAGTCCGGCGTTCGTGCGCTGACATGCGATCAGGGTGCAGGGGATTGGGCCCCGAAACCGGGGGTCTGAGAGTGCTGCTCATGGAAGCGCCTTTCGGGTTGAATACCCCGAATGAAGCGTTTGCAGTTGCGATATACAATCAAAAACAAAGGCTTATCGGGGTCTTGCGAACTCTGGCGTATCTGATCGTGTTTACGTCGGTCTGCCCTCAGTGCAGACTGGTTGCGGCACCATTCACGGTCAGCCACTCGTTCAACTTCGACCAGCGTTGCCGCCCTGAGACGTTTTTCACGGCGATTGCTACGGCCTTCTTTTGCCCAACCAGTACCACCAGCTTCTTGCCGCGCGTGACGCCCGTGTAAATCAGGTTGCGCTGCAGCATGGCGTAATGCTGGGTCATCACCGGAATAACGACCGCGGGATATTCCGAGCCCTGGCTTTTGTGGATGGTTGCGGCATAGGCGGGCACCAATGTGTCCAATTCTCCGAACACGAAGGTCACAGTACGGCCGTCGAAGTCGACGGCCACTTCGCCCTCGTCCAGGTCGACATCCTCTATCATGCCGATGTCGCCATTATAGACGTCCTTGTCGTAGTCGTTCTCGATCTGCATGACCTTGTCGCCGGGGGCAAAGGTCCAGCCAAACCGTTCGACCTTCTTTTCACCGGCCGGGTTCAAGGCTGCTTGCAGCTCCACATTGAGCGAGCGGGCACCCACGCCACCGCGGTTCATCGGGCAGAGGACCTGTATATCCTTGATCGGGTCAAAGCCGAAACGCCGCGGAATCCGCTTGGCCACGAGTTCCACGATCCGAGGCACGGCCTGTTCCGGATCAGCAGCCGGTACGAAGTAGAAATCCGTTACGCCATCAGGTGGCGCAAGATCCGGTATGCGGCCTGCATTGATCGCATGCGCCGTCGTGATGATCTTGCTCTGGGCCGCTTGTCGAAAAACCTCGGTCAGTCGCACGACCGGCACCGCACCTGAGCCAATGATATCGGCCAGAACCTGACCGGGGCCGACCGACGGCAATTGATCGATATCGCCCACGATCAGCAGCGCCGCATCACTCGGCACAGCCTTCATCAGCGACTGCATCAGGAGTACGTCCACCATTGAGCTCTCATCGATTACCAGCAGATCGCAGTCGAGCGGGTTCTCCTCGTTGCGCTTGAAGCCGAATACCTTCGGGTCGAATTCCAACAGGCGATGGATGGTCTTGGCCTCCATGCCCGTGGCTTCCGTCATGCGTTTGGCGGCCCGGCCGGTGGGCGCGCAGAGCAGGAGTTTCACATCTTTGGCGGCCAGAATGCGCAGGATCGAGTTGACGATCGTCGTCTTGCCCACGCCTGGCCCGCCGGTGATCACCATGACCTTCGAGCGTAGCGCCAGCCGAATGGCTTCAGTCTGGCTCGCGGCGAGTGTCAGGGCCGTCTTCTGCTCGACCCACGGCAGCGCCTTGTCAGCATCGATCTCCCGCCAGGGCAGGTGACCCCCGCGGATCCGGTTGAGATGTTCGGCAATACTGCGCTCGGCGAGATACAGGCCGGTCAGGAAGATACAATCGGCTTCGCCCACCCGATCTGCGGTAACGGTTTCCTCGGCCAGTTCCTCGAGCAGCGCGCTGTCAATCAGCGGGGCCGGAACATCGAGAAGCTTTACTGCCAGACCGATCAGCCCCGCGCGGGGCAGGCCGCAATGCCCGTCACCCATGGCCTCGGTCAGGGCGAATGAAATCCCGGCGCGCACGCGGATCATTGCGGTCTTTTCGATGCCGAGTTTCTCGGCGATCAGATCGGCGGTTCGGAACCCGATGCCGCGGATGTCCCTGGCCAGCCGGTAAGGGTTCTCGCTCATGATCTGGACCGCATCCGTACCATAGGTCTTGAAGATCCGTACGGCCCGAGCCGTGCCCACGCCGTGCTGGTGCAGAAAGACCATGATCTCCCGGATCACCTTCTGATCGGCCCAGCCGGCCGTGATTTTATCCGCCCGTTTCGGGCCAATACCCTCGACCTCGCGCAGCCGTTGTGGTTCGGCTTCGATCGTATCGAATACATCTTTGCCGAACATCTTCACCAAGCGCTTAGCATAGACCGGTCCGATGCCTCGTATCATGCCGGATCCGAGGTATTTCTCGATGCCATCCAGCGTGGAGGGCGCATGGGTTTTCAGAAAATGTGCCTTGAACTGCAGGCCATGGTTGCGGTCATTGATCCAGACGCCGGAGGCGGTGATCCATTCGCCCGCCGATATCATCGCGGCATGCCCGATGGTGGTGATCAGGTCGCGATGCCCTCGTGCCTTGACGCGCAGCACGCAGAAGCCGCTTTCCGTGCTGTGAAACGTCACCCGTTCTACGAGGCCCGCCAAGACCTCGGTTTCTGAAGAGGTGCTTGTCAATCGATCGCTTTGAGTGCTGTGCTGCGCGACCTTGCCAAGTCCGCCATGGCTTTATCAAAGGCGGACTTGGGGAGGTTGACCAAAGCGAACCGCCTCTTGTCCGGCGGGAGATCTTCGTCCTGCGCCTCAATTACCAATTCCACGGTCGTGTCGTTGGCGTAAACTTCAACCGTGATTTCGGTGTTTTCAAAGTCTACTTCGTGACGTCGGCCATTTTTACCGCGAATAATGACGTGCGTCATCGTTCAAACCTCCCGTGCAAACCAGCGGATCCGCCCAATGATGTGCACCTCATCAGCGATCCGTTCATACTCAGGATAGTGCTTGTTATCCGATATGACACGCACGGCCGGCGGGTCACTGTTCGGCACATGTTGCAAGCGTTTGGCGACCAGCCCCATACCATCATCGAGCACGAAAATGCCTGGTGGGTTGGGCGCGCGCCTGGTCATGTCAACAAGGACTGTGTCACCCTCCATCAGGGTGGGCTCCATACTGTCACCTTCGACTTTCATGATGCGCAATTGTGAAGGCGAGGCCTTGAGCCCCTGTCTGATCCAGGACCTGCGGAAGTGATAGGCGCGTCCCGGCGTTTCGTGCTCCTCGAGCACGGCCGCTCCACCGCCCATGGAGGGCCGGACGCCAGCGTGCGCGATCGCCACGAATGTATCGTCAGGATTTTCGATGAAGGGTGACGCACCTTCCACACCGCCAATCCCGTGTATCAGCCAATCCAGTTCCACCTTCAGAACGCGTGCGACTTCGGCAAGACGGTCAAGTCCCGGGCGCGTCGAGCGACCGCGCAGGATGTCATAGACAAAGGACCGGTTCACCCCGGCCATTTCGGCGACATGCGCAGGGCTGAGCCCAAGCTGGCTTGCACGGGCCTGCAGGCGGTCTGCAAGCGTGTGATGTTCGGTCATGTTATCCCCAGATATGTGTGGATATAATAGGATAAGATTGGATTGATCCGACTTCGTCAAGAGGCTAGAACGAAATTAGAACAAATACGAGGGGAGTCGGAAGAAAAATGGAAATCGAAAAGTCATATTTTGCGCTCCCCGAGATCCTCACACGGTGGTCCATCGCGGAAGACGATCTGATCTATCTTGCTGAGAATAACGAACTGCGCCTGTCGATCAGAGTGTTCGGGCTGCCATTGGAATTTGGTGATTATGAAGAGGGTGAGGGCGGGCAGTCGTTTCGGATCCCAACGGATCGGCAGTTCTTCAGCGGGGTGGTCGACCTGCACGCCTGCGATGTGTTCCACCTGTTCCGCTCCGGCGAAGCGCACCTGAGTGAGTTCCGCGCTCCCAATGCTGATTATGCGGCGCTCTGGGACCCGGCCGAGCCGCATTATGTGGTAATCGGCGATCTTCTGATGCGGCGTGACGAGCGCGATCGCTATGAAATCAAATCAGGATTTACCGCCGGTGGCCACTTGGATGATCGCACGTTCATCCCATCGCGCGACTATTCGGAGGTGCGCTGCAATGGTCATCGGTTCCAGCTCGGACCGATCCAGGCGGCGGTTGTGCGGGCCTTGCACAGAGGGGTACAGGCAGGTCAGCCCTGGCAGAATGGCAAGAACATCCTGTCTGAAGCGCGCTCAAAAAGCCTGAGGATGTCGGACGTCTTCAAGTCCAAGAATAACTGGCGCGATCTGATTCAGTCTGATCGCCGTGGCAACTACCGGCTGAATACCGAATAACGACAGGCGGGCCCTCCCGAGGGGGGGGACCGGAAGGGGATAGGCTGGGGGATGGAGGGGGATGAGCATCCCCCTCTTTGCAATTTTGGACTTGTTTTCATGAGGGCAGTCATCCCCTTCCGCATCCCCCAACGATCCTGACGACATCCCACAGTTGAATTTTGCATCTTGGCTCCAGGAATTGATCTGGAGACACCGATGCAAGAAAAGATCTGCTTCACGCAAAAGGAGCTCGCCCGGCGTTGGACATTGTCGCATCGCACGCTTGAGCGCTGGCGGTGGGCGGGTGAGGGCCCGGCCTACATGAAAATAGGCGGCCGGATTGTGTACCGGCTCGATGACATCCTTGCCTTCGAGAAAGAGCGGCTTCGCGTGATCGCTGACAGCGCAAGCGCGGGGGTGGCGTGATGGTTTCCGCTGTTTCCGAAATCACGCTGATGGCCTGGGTCGATGTGGCAGAGCCCGGTGCGCGCCTGACCTATCACACAGGCTTTCTGGTGGTCGACAAGACCGCCGACGTCTCGGCGCTGACCAAAGCAAAGCGTGAGGGCCTGCGGGCCACCGCCCACGCGGCCTACCGCCTCGCTGAACTCGGCCGCGTTCATCTCTTCCAGGAGCGTCTTGGACCGGACCGTTTTGCCTACCTCGCCATCGCCCGCCGGCAAAAGAGCGCTGCACAGTCGGCTGCCGTGAAGCAGCTCGCTGCGGCTGCTTAACCCATTTACCCGAAAAGGAGATCCTATGACTTATCCTGAAAACACCCCGAGCGTGGATGACATGCTCAACATGCCCACCGGCGAGCTGGCCCAGATGCCGGTTGAATTGCTGGCGGGTCTGCAGGCGGAACTCGCGCATGCGGCCAGGCAGCTGAAATCGGCCACCGCGCATTTCAGTACGGCGCTGGAGGTGCGCTACGCAACCCGCGCCACGGAAGCCCGCCGTGCGTGCGGCAAGGACACCGGCACAGTGCGGCTGGCGGATGGCGATTACACGGTGGTGGCCGATTTGCCGAAGCGGGTGGATTGGGATCAGGAAAAACTGATGCAGATTGCCCAAAGCGTCACGGCATCCGGCCAGGACCCATCCGAATTCATCGATACGACGCTGAAGGTCAGTGAACGCAAATACAGCGCGCTGCCCGAGGCCTGGCGCAAGGGGTTCGAGCCTGCGCGCACGGTGAAGGTGGGCACGCTGAAGGTGACACTCGAGGCGGGAGATCCCGTATGACCGGCGCGCTCCCCATCATTACCGCCGACCAGCGCATGGCGGAACACCGTGGCATCAAGGGCGTGATCTTCGGCCCGTCCGGGATCGGCAAGACATCGCTGCTCTGGACGCTGTTGAACTCGACCACGCTGTTTTTCGACCTTGAGGCCGGAGACCTTGCGATTGAGGGGCTGGCCATAGATGCGATCCGGCCGCGGACCTGGACGGAATGCCGGGATTTCGCCGTCTTCATCGGTGGCCCCAACCCGGCGCTGCGCGACGAGCAGGCGTACAGCCCCGCGCATTATGCTGCGGTGTGCACGAAGTTCGGAGACCCGACCGTGCTCGAGAAATACGACACGGTGTTCATCGACTCGATCACCGTGGCTGGTCGGCTGTGCTTTCAGTGGAGCAAGGGCCAGCCCGAGGCGTTCTCGGACAAGACCGGCAAGCCCGATGTCCGTGGCGCGTATGGCTTGCACGGTCGCGAAATGATCGCGTGGCTGACCCATCTGCAGCACACCCGCGGCAAGAACATATGGTTTGTGGGCATCCTCGATCAGAAGCTTGATGACTTCAATCGCAAGGTGTTCTCGCCCCAGATCGACGGCTCCAAGACCGGGCTCGAGTTGCCGGGCATCGTCGATCAGGTCATCACCATGACCGACATTGCAGGCGAGGACGGAGCGCCGCAGCGCGGGTTTGTTTGTCACACGCTCAACCCCTGGGGCTTTCCCGCCAAGGATCGGTCCGGGCGTCTCGATATGGTCGAACCCCCGCATCTTGGAAAGCTGATGGACAAGATCCGGGGCCCGCTCATCCCCGAGGGCCGTTGCCTGACCTACCAGGCCCTGGAACTGCCGCCACCCCCGGCAGCGCAGGCCACCACCCCCTCCAACGACACCACCAACTGAAAGGACTTCACCCATGTCTCTCTGGAACGATTTCAACGACGCGCAATCAAACAGCAATGTCATCCCCAAGGGCACGCAGGCCAAGGTGCGCCTGACGCTGCGCCCCGGCGGGTTTGATGACCCCAGCCAAGGCTGGACCGGCGGCTATGCCAAACGTGGCAATACCGGTTCTGTCTATCTCGATGCCGAATACACTGTGCTCGAAGGGCCGTATGCCAAGCGCAAGATCTGGTCGCTGATCGGGCTCTACAGCCCCAAAGGCCCTGATTGGGCCAATATGGGCCGCAGCCTTGTGCGGGGCATCCTCAACTCGTCGCGCGGTATTTCTGACAAGGACAATTCCCCCGAGGCTCAGGCTCGGCGCCGGATCAACGGGTTTGCTGACCTTGATGGTCTGGAATTTATCGCCCGGATCGACATTGGACAGGACACCAATGGCGAGGACAAGAACGAGATCAAGAGCGCGGTCATGCCGGATCACCGCGATTACGCGCAGGTGATGGGGCATGTCGCGGCCTCGAGCATGGCACCGCAGATGCAGTCCCCCGGATTCGCGCCGCAGCATCAGACGCCAGTTGCTCCCTCTGCACCTGCGCAGGGTCATCCGGCACAGGGTCATCCGGCACCGGCCCCACAGCCGCAGCAGACGCCAACGCAGCAGACGCCCGTACAGCACGCACCTGCCTTCTCGGGTCGTCCGAGCTGGGCCGAGTGAGGGACTGAGCCATGCGATTGCGTCCCCGCCAGAAACTCTTCGTCGAGCGCAGCCTGTCTGCGCTCGGCACCCGCGACAACACGCTTGGCATCGCGCCGACCGGAGCGGGAAAGACGATCATGCTGTCGGCGGTTACTGGCGACAGCCTTGCGGGCACCGAGGCAAAGGCATGCGTGCTGGCGCATCGCGATGAACTGACTGTGCAGAACCGCGACAAGTTCCGACGCGTGGTCCCGGATGTGTCCACCTCCATCGTCGACGCCACGACCAAATCATGGGCTGGCCAGGTGACCTTCGCGATGGTGCCCACGCTGGCACGCAAGGCCAACCTGGCGGGAATACCGAAGCTGGACCTGCTGGTGATCGACGAAGCCCATCACGCCGTCGCCGACAGCTACCGCCGCATCATTGATCGCGTCCGCGATGCCAACCCCGACGCCCGCATCTTCGGGGTGACAGCCACACCAAATCGCGGTGACAAAAAGGGGCTGCGCGACGTCTTTGACAATGTCGCCGACCAGGTGCGGCTGGGCGAACTGATCGCATCGGGGCATCTGGTACCACCGCGCACTTTCGTCATCGATGTGGGCGTGCAGGACCAGCTTAAGGCCGTGCGCAAGGCCGTGTCGGATTTCGACATGAGCGAGGTGGCCGAGATCATGGACCGTGCGCCGATCACCGAGGAAGTGGTGCGCAACTGGCAGGAAAAGGCTGCCGATCGGCCCACGGTGGTGTTCTGCTCGACCGTGGCCCACGCCGCCCATGTCGCCGAGGCCTTCAATGCAGCGGGCATCCCCACCGGCCTGATCCATGGCGATCTGCCCGGCGACGAACGCCGCAATATCCTCTCCGCCTTCACGAAGGGTGAAATCCGCGTCATAACCAACGTGGCCGTGCTCACGGAAGGCTGGGACCACCCGCCCATGTCCTGCGTCGTGCTCCTGCGGCCTAGTTCTTACAAGTCCACCATGATCCAGATGGTGGGGCGGGGCCTGCGCACGGTCGATCCTGCCGAGCACCCGGGTGTGATCAAGACCGACTGCGTGGTGTTGGATTTCGGCACCTCGAGCTTGACCCACGGCACGTTGGAGCAGGACGTCGATCTGGAAGGCAAGACCGGGACCGGCGACGCACCCTCGAAAACCTGTCCGGTGTGCCAGGCCGATATTCCAATGGCGTCGCGCGAATGCCCGATCTGTGGCGCGGTATTCTTGGACGAGGACGAGGATGAAGCCGATGAGGGAGCCCTTGGTGGGGCGCTCTCCGGCTTTCTGATGACCGAGATCGATCTGCTTAAGCGCTCCAGTTTCGAGTGGGTCGATCTCTTCGGCACCGAGGATGCGCTGCTGGCCACGGGATTCTCCGCCTGGGGCGGTGTCTTCTGGCTGGACGGCCTCTGGTACGGCATCGGCGGCGCGCGCGGGGTGCAGCCGCAGCTTCTGGGTATCGGCGAGTGCAGCGTCTGTCTCGCGCAGGCCGATGACTGGCTGAACGATCACGAGACCGACGAAAGCGCCTTCAAGACGCGCGCCTGGCTGATCCAGCCCGCCACCGAAAAGCAGCTGCAATACCTCTCGCCCGCCGCGCGCAACGATTATGGCCTCACCCGCTACAAGGCCTCGGCGCTGATGACCTTCGGGTTCAACAAGCGCGCCATCCGGCAGTTGATCCTGAGCGCGGCACCTGCCGCGCGGGAGGCAGCGTGAATCATGTCGCGCAAGTCCAATCCACGCCCGCAGCGGCTGCGGATCGCCCGGGCTTTGATTGCCTCTGGCATCCGCGCGGCACGCTTTGCGCCGTCTGCACCGCGCGCACCCGAGGCTTCGGCTGGTTCGATCCGCATCTGCCCCGCAGCAAACGCACATACCGCTGGTTCTGCTCGATGCAATGCCAGTCGACCTTCACCATCAAAGCGAAAAGAGGACTGAGCATGGTCGATTTTACCGAAGAGGAAACCCAGGCGCTGCCCGCCGTGATGCGCGCGCTTGCGCCCGAAATGGAACGCATTGGTTGGGACTGCGCGCTGGGGCAGTTGAGCCAGCACGACATGCACCGGCTGATCGTGATCACAGTCGAGGCCTTCCGCACCGAGATGTTCGAGATCGCCAGCCAGTCGGAGGTGCCCTTCTGATGATCGATTACAACCGCCGACCCAGTTTCGCTGAGCGCGTCAACGAGACCATCGACGCAGCCCTGACCGTAGAAAATGCGGCACGCGTACCCCGCGATTACCTCGGTGGGTCACGCCTCGGCCACGCCTGCGAACGCGCCTTGCAATTCGAGTTCACCGCCACGTCGAAAGACGAGGGACAAGACTTCTCAGGCCAGCTGCTGCGCATTTTCGCTATCGGGCATGAACTGGAAGATCTCGCCATCCGCTGGCTGCGCGGCGCGGGGTTCGAACTCTACACCCAGAAAGGCAACCGTCCAGATGGGGGCCAGTTCGGGTTCTCGGTCGCGGGTGGGCGCATTCGGGGCCATGTCGATGGCATCTTTGCGGCCGGACCCGAGGGCTTTGGGCTTGCCGTTCCGGCGCTCTGGGAATGCAAGACCATGAACGCGAAGAACTGGCGCGCCTGCGTCAAGGAGGGCGTGACCAAATCCAAACCCGTCTATGCCGCGCAGATCGCTGTCTACCAGGCGTACATGGAAGCGAGCGTGCCCGGCATCAGCGGAGCGCCAGCCGTGTTTACCGCGATCAACAAGGACACAGGAGAGATGCACCACGAGTTGGTGCCTTTCGACGCCGATCTGGCGCAGCGCATGTCCGACCGCGGCGTGCGGATCCTGCAGGCCACTGACGCGGGCGAGTTGCTGCCACGTGTGGCTGCCAATCGCGACTTTTTCGAATGCCGGTTCTGCTCCTGGGCGGAGCGCTGCTGGAACCTGCCGACATGACGGATGCCCCGAACGACCCGCCCGACACAGATGACCAGAGAAAGGAGGCCGACATGCCGCATGATGATGATCGCAAGGACGGAAATGATACCGCGCCGGATGCGCCAAAGGAAAACCTCCTCCATTTCAACCCATGGCGCGATTTAAACGATGCAGCCCCGCAGATCGATGTGTTCGGCGACGAGACGGACCCCGAGCAGATCGCACAATTCATGGAGGTGGTGTTTGGCTACTGCGACGGGCTGATCCCCGTTCGCAGTTTCATCGACAAGGGCCAGGGCTTTGATGGCCGCCCGCATAACATCTGGATCGAGGCCGGTGAAAACGTCACCGACAAGATGACCACCTTTGCCAACTGGGCGGCACGCGAAGGTGCTGCCGTCTATGTCATCCCGGGTACGGTTGCCGAGCCCGGACAGGCCAAGGCGGCTGACATTCTGCAGATGGAGGCTGTGGTCGTCGATATCGACACTGGTGACATCGCCGCCAAACGCGCCCATCTCGAACGCCATCTCGGCCCGCCCACGATGGTGGTCGAAAGCGGCGGGGTGACGCCAGAGGGCCAGCACAAGACGCATGTCTGGTGGAAACTCACCGAGCCCGCCGAGGGCAGCGACATTGCGCGTGTGACTCGTCTGCGCGGTGACATTGCCGCCAAGGTCGGCGGCGATATGCATTTCCGCTCGGCGCATCAGCCGATCCGCGTGGCAGGCTCGGTCTATTACAAGAACAGCCTCAAGACGCAGGTGCGCATCGTGGCGTTGAACGCGGATCGCGAGCGCGATCTGGGCGAGTTTACCGAAGCGGTGACCGACATGCCGCCTGCGCCGGGCGTATCGTTGCAGCCGGACTTCACCATGCCCGACAAGCCCGCTGTCGATGATGTGTTGGTCACCCCGGTGCGCGAGAGCGCGCAGGACGACTGGTCGCGTTTCGAGGGTGCGTCGGCCGCGATCGGCCATTTCATCCGCATGGTCCATGAGGGCCGGATGTCGAAAGACGAGGGCTGGGAGGGCATCTGCGGCTACAACGCCGCGATGCTGCGCCCACAATGGCCGGTCGAGCGGCTCAAGCGCGAGTCAGAGCGGCTCTGGGAACGCCATGTCGAGAAATATGGACCGCCGCTGATCCGGCTAAACTCTGGCGCACCGGGGCCGGATGAAATGCCAGCCTTCACGCTGGGCGCGCTGCTGGACGACCAGAGCCCCATGCCGGAGGACATCATCGCGCCGCGGGTGCTGACGCCGGGCGGGCTGCTGGTGTTGGGCGGTGCGCCCAAGGTCGGCAAGAGCGATCTTCTGATCAGCTGGCTCGTGCACATGGCTGCGGGCGTGCCGTTTCTGGGCTTCACGCCGCCACGGCCGCTGCGCATCTTCTACCTGCAGGCCGAAATCCAGTACCACTATCTGCGCGAGCGCATGAAGCAGATTTCCCTGCCACCGGAGGTGTTGGCCGCCGCGCGCGATACCTTCGTCGCCACCCCGAAACTGAAAATGCTGCTCGACAACGAGGGCAGCGTCCGCGTGGCACGTGCTGTCCAGACGGAGTTCCCCGATGCGCCGCCCGACATTCTCTGCGTCGATCCGATCCGAAACCTCTTCGACGGCGGGCCCGATGGCGGAGGTGAAAACGACAACACCGCCATGATGTTCTTCCTCAAGGAACGGGTCGAGGTTCTGCGCGACCACATCGACCCCGACTGCGGGGTCATACTGATCCACCACACCAAGAAGTTCAGCAAGCAGCAGGTGAAGGACGATCCGTTCCTCGCGCTCTCCGGCGCCAGCGCGCTGCGCGGGTTCTACACCTCCGGCCTGATCCTGCATCGCCCCGACGAGGATTGCTCGCAACGAAAGCTGGAGATCGAGCTGCGCAATGGCCCCGCGTTGCCGCCCAAACTGATCGACAAGGTCGGTGGCCAATGGGTCGAGATCAACCCGATGAACGAGCGGCTTGTGCGTCAGGAAGTCGGCGCAAGGCACGACGCAGAACGGGATCGCAAGCGCGACGTCATTGTCGGCATATTGTTCGAAGAAGCCACTGAGGGCCGTCTGTATACGACGATGCAGTTCGCCGAAAAGTTCGAAAACAAGGGTGGTCTGGGCAGCAAATACACGATCAGGGAACGCCTCAGTGTCCTCGCTACGAAAGGTTTCGTGAAGTTTCTGAGGAACGGATCCGGGTTCGGCTACCCGGTGGTGCGGTCACGGTTCGGCTATCTGGCTGTTGAGGGTATGCATTTCGGTCCCGAGCAATCGGTCGATCCTGAGACGGGCGAAGTCTTGGAAATCGCCCGCCCTGTGCTCCCGAGTCACTATAAATGCCCGCAATCCGGGGTCTGCCTGCAAGTCGAAAACCCCTCGGTCTGGGTCTACCCGATGACAGGCAAAGATGACGGAAAATCAGGCCCAACTCCTAAGAGTGAGGCCTAACTCCTATGTCCTCACCAACTCCTCAATCAATGAAAACAATGACTTGCGCGCCGCGAGGAGTTTGGGGGCAAACTCCTCCCTCACTCCTCGCGGATCCTGATTTTCTATTTGAGATCAGCCTCTTACCCACATCCGAGGAGTTAGGTGTGAAACCCCCATACTACGTATGGGGAGGCCAACCGGCAGGTTTGGCCTCTCCTCCCATACGTCGAGGGTATCCGCGCGCGCGGGTTTTGACGCTCCCTGCACATCCCGATCCGACGACGGCGGCCCGTACCGCCAAGCACATGACCACCGTCGTCTTCCACCCCCGCAGCTAACCCGAAAAGGAGACCACGATGGCTGAAGCGACTCTGACCACCAGGATGCAGGAGGCAATCCCCGATCTGCCGCCTGCCTTCCGCGCCGACCGCACATCTTGCCGATCCAAAGGTCACGGTGACCGAAACGATTGGCGAGCAATTCCGGGCTGGTCCAAGTACCAAGTCTCGTCCAGTGGGCAAGTTCGCAGGGTTGGTCAATCCAAAGGTGCAGTCACCGGGCGTGTGCTTCGGCAACTGCTGAACAAGAAAACCGGCTATCTTTCGGTCTGTCTTTGCGAGCGACCCCGCACGATGCGTTTGGATATTCACAGGATCGTTGCGCTGGCGTTTCATGGCCCTGCACCGTCCTCAAGACATGTCGTTGCACACAACGACGGAAATCGCACCAACAACACAGCTGAAAACCTCAGGTGGGCAACGCAGGCCGAAAACCTCGGAGACTGCCGGGTTCATGGCACCGCAATGATCGGTTCAAGGAATCCGTCTTCATCCATTTCTGAAATCGATGTTCGTGCCATTCGGCGGATGAAGACCTTTGGTATCCCGCGAACTATAATCGCCGAAGGCTACGGCATGCATCAGCGTTCGATCTTCAGGATCCTATCCAACACCAGCTGGAGGCACGTTCTATGAGTATTCTGGCCCTGGACCTTGGAACCCGGACAGGCTGGTCCCTGTCGGATGATAACAAGATGATCACGAGTGGTGTTGTCCAGTTCAGGCAGGACCGCTGGCAAGGTGGCGGAATGCGCTTCTTGCGCTTCCGGGCCTGGTTGGATGAAATCTATCGCCTCTCCGGGGGGTTTGATCAGCTTTACTACGAACAGGTGCGCCGACATGCGGGAACAGACGCGTCTCACCTCTACGGAGGTTGGTTGGCGATCCTTGAAGTCTGGTGCGAACAGAATTCCGTCGCCTACCAGGGCGTTCCGGTCGGAACCATCAAGAAACATGCGACCGGCCGAGGCAACGCAAACAAGGACGCGATGATCGCCGCCGCCCGGGCCCGTGGGTTCTCACCCGCTGACGACAACGAAGCCGATGCCATCGCCATCCTCCACTGGGCCATCGAAACCCGGGGAGGTGCATCATGAACGGCATGCGGTTCACCCCGAAGGGCTACGGCGGTCACCGGCGTGACCCCGAACGAGTCAAGTGCGACGGTTGGCAGGAACAGGGCCTGCTGGCTATCGCCATCGACGATGACCGGCTGACCTGGCCCGAGCGCGAACTGGTCCGCCAGCTCGGTGAAAAGCTCTATGGCAAACTCCCTGCCGTTCGGGAGGTGCGCAATGGCAAATGATTGGACGCGGGCCATGGTCGCCGACCGGCTGGATCTCGCGGCAGACGTCATGCGCAGCCTGCCGCCAGTGCGTCCGCAAGGCTACGTCAGCACATGGCCTGAGTATAATTACAGCTTTGCCGACCAGGTCGAACAAGAGCCGAAGATGCGCCGTCCGCTGCCGTCGCCGCGGATGATCACGCAAGCCGACGAGGCGATGCTTTGGTTGCGCTGGCTCGACAAGGACATCGGTCAGATCCTCTGGGCGCGGGCCAATCGCAAGGCATGGAAGGGAATTTGCTGGGCGCACGGGATCAGCCGGGCAACCGCGAACCGTCGCTTCGAATACGGGCTCGCGGTCATCGTCTGGCGGCTCAACGGCAAGACCATGCCGCGCAAGCGGTCGATGGAGTTCGTGATTCAGCGGACCGCGTGAAGCGGGCAGGGCGGTGGTGAACCCATGGCCCTGTCAACCCCTCGCGTATCAGCGGGACACTTTTCAATGAGACACCGTTAGGCGTGACGGATCGATTTCTGTTCGGTATAAAAACGATATGATTGCACGGGATGTGAGAGAGGGAAGGATGCAGGTTGGCAACGGGTTTTTGCGGTCAAACGATAGCATGTACCCCTGCTGAAAACTATCTCCGGTCGATTTTGCGAGACATATAACCCATTGATATTGAACGGGTCCTTCCTGTTCGTAACCGTATACGGGGGGGCGAGGCGCAACGCTTTCCCAGTGACACCGCCGAAAACACCCATTTCGTTTCGCTTTGCGCGCAACCCCATTAAAACAAAGGCCTGATG